GAGAAGTCTATATGGCAACACTTTTGGACAGGGGTTCGACTCCCCTCATCTCCACCAATATTCAAGCTAAAGCTAGAAGAAGCGTAATTACTGTATAAATGCAGTAGTTACCTAATCTTCTAGCTTTTTTTAGTGTTCGTATATGATCGTAAAATATCGCATTTGTTCGCTTGAAATTTCACCATGATTTCACCACCGTTTCACCACGAGACACTTTTTTAAAAACACCGGAAAAAGTGCTTAAATACGGTACTTTACAATAAAAAAGACCGGCAATAATGCCGGCCTAATTATGCCATAATATCGATTGAATCGAGTATCTGTTTTTCTTGCTCCTTCATAGTATCTGTTACATGAGTATAGATGGATAGGGTAGTCTTAGGTTCGTTATGACCGACACGAGCCATAATCGTTTTAAGAGGCGTTTGTTTCTCGGCCAATAACGAGATATGAGTATGTCGGAATGTGTGAGTCGTTACTACTTTATTAAATGGTACTGATTTAAGCAATTTATTTAAATAATGTGAATCATAAGGTACGCCGCCATCCGTAACGAAGATATACTTCTCTGGATTCATGTAATTCTGCATTATTTGCTTACGGCTATGATTTAACTGTATGAACGTCGATAAGATATGCCGCGCACGTTTGTTTAATTGAACTCTACGCGCCGAGTACTCGTTCTTAGGCGGTAGACGTAGCCCCTTATCAGTTAACGTCGCATTGACGTCAATATACTCGTTTTTAGCATTATAGTCTTGAACACGTAACGCCCTTAGCTCACCGATTCTTAATCCTGTTAGAGCTTGAAATTCGAATAGAAGGGCTACGCGTTGGTTCTTCTTAGCCAAGGATGTAAGGAATGACTTTAATTCTTCCTTCGTTAAAAACTTCTCACGAGCCTTAGCAATTTCTTCAGTAGTACGAGGCGGTCTCTTAAGAATAACATCTTCTAGATACGATACGTCATTAATATAACCCATACGCTTACCGTATCTTAATGCTTGTTTTAATACAGAATAAACACGCTTAACATAATTGAAGCTTTTTTCTAAAAGGCATTTATTTAACATTCTTTGGATATAGATAGCTTTAAGATTAACGACTAAGATATCGCCTTCAATCCATCTTAAAAGTGCTTTAGCATGGTCTTCGATATTCTGTTGAGTAGTAACCTTACGTAGACCCTTATCGCTAGTAACGAATTCATCGACTAAATCCTTAATCGTGAGTGTCTTACTACTAACGCTATTCGTTAGGATCTCGTTAATTCTATCGTTAAGAATACGTTGCATCTCTTTTTGAACTGCTTTAGTATTTTTAGACGATGTAACACTAACTCGTTTATTCTTGCCAGTTAGTGGATCCTTATAGTTCTCCCCGTAACGATAGGAGATAGTACCGTTTTTCTGCTTACGCTCATCGATATACATATTTTATAATACTCCTATTGTCTTTTAAATAATGAGAGCAGCTTTAAGAGGGCCGTTAATTGTTCCTCCGTCATATAGCTCAATATAATATTAATATCGTCGATTAAGTCCTCACGTTCTCTATTATCGATAACGATCGTACAAGCATCTTTAACGGTATCGAAATCGCTATGCAATACATAAGCTAGTGCTTCTATAAGATCGTCGGATACGGTTTTAACGTAACCATTTTCTAACATAGTGTAGGTAGTACGTTTATAGGATGCTTTCTTAAGATCGAGGGGCGTGATACCTTTACCATTATCTAACAGCTTCTTTCGTAGGTAATCTTGTACAGCATCGGCTAATGCTTGATGGCTTAACCCATTTTGTTTTCTTAAATTTTCTAGTTTGATTAATTTAGGCATAGTAATAATCCTCCTAACTATAGTATAAGTCATATTAAAATTAAAGTCAATGACATGTATTGACTATTCATATGTGTTCGGGTATGATCATAGTATAGATAAAATTTGTAGTTGTTTTAAAAACGGATGCTGTAGAGTGGACAATGCAGCATCCTAGAAAGGATTTTAATGGTAGCTCAATGGGCTAGCGTTACTAATCTCGGTAAAATCTTTGATATCGGTAGAACAAAGGTTACTGAATTAGTACATCAAATGGAAATTGATCCCGAATATAAGGACAATGTTATCTCTTTTTCTCATAAGAAGAAAAGCGTTAATATTGAAGCCTTTCAAGAGTTTCTGGTTACGAAAATTAGTCGTAAGTGGATAAAATAAACTCTTATTATGCATAAATGATATAACTAGCGTTAACCTGAAACGGAAATGTCGCTCGTAATATATGTTACGAAAGCGCCGTTAAGGAAGCGCTAGTTAATATTTTAAATAAAGGAATTAATCACAATGAAAAGAATTGAATTACTACAAGCAAAAATTAAAGATTACACTATTATCAAAGAAGTGGCCTTCGATCATGTAAACGGCCATCAATATCAAGTTAAAAATAATGCTACCGGCGAAGTAAGCATCAAGAATACATTCGAGCTAACTGGTCAAGAATTCACGTCAGCTAACGGCTACAAAAAGAAAACTGATCGAGTATTGAAGGACGATGCTAAAAGCAGAACTCATGGTATGACTCGTACTAGATTCTACCGTATATGGAAGCAAATGAAGTCCCGTTGTAATAATCCTAGTCAGCAACAATACGAGACCTATAGCAAAATCGGCTACGATGAACGCTGGGATGTATTCGAGAATTTCTATGACGATATGTACGAATCTTATCAAGAAGGCTTAACTATCGATAGAATCGATGGTAGTAAACCTTATGGTCCAGATAATTGTCGCTGGGCTGATAGAAGTATGCAGCAACGTAACATGAAATCTAATCGTAAAGTCGAAGTTTGTGAAGGCGTGGAAGTTAAGTTAATCGATTTAACCGATGCGTATGGCATGAATAATAACACTGCTAGAAGTCGGTTAGATAATAGCCATTGGGAGCTCACTAGAACCTTATGCATCCCGACTAAAAAAGATCCTTTCAATTTCGGTGCTATGGATGAAGCTACTCAAATCGAATGGCTTAATAAATCCAACAAGCTACTCGAATCTATCGTGGAAGATGCTGTTAATCAATTAGCGGCTATGGAAGAAGATCCTAATATTGCTTATTTAAGAAAACAAGGCATCATCGTCGAGATCGGTGAGTGCTAATCACAATCCTCTACCTGGAAATATCTGGGTAGGGGATTTTTTTATGACCGGAGCATGGCGACGGGGGGGCGACGGCTATGCTTGCTTCTTCTGAATAATAATACAGTATCGTTCTGTATGATGAAGAATTAATCCTAGGATAAATTATATTAGGTTAATATCCTTGCGTCGCTTACAGCTCAAATTTCGAAGTTTTAGAGGTATTGTAGGAGCTGTACAACACGATAAGCGCGGGCCGAAGCTTTAGCTGAGTAATAATCAGAAATAAGCTCTGTACGGTGAATAGCATTACTCGATGATTAATCATACCAGGTACATAGCAAACGGCCCTCAGAAGCTAAATTTCGAAGTTTTTGAAGCATTAGGGGAATCCGGTATATGGTGCATCCTAATCAAGATATTTTGGTGCGCAGGATGTTATCAATCGCTCTAGGAGCGCTTGGGATGTTTCCGGCCCGAGGTGTACATGGTAGGCTCCCCTCAGAGGGAGCTTCGTATCAATAATTCATTTAAAGGCTTTGTATGCTTCGTAAGGATGCACTGGGTAAGTTTGTATGATCTCGTATCAAAACGCTCTCAGAAGTCAAATATGGAAGTTTTATGAGTATTGTAGGAGAGCAGGATATCTTTGTTCTGTATTCAAACTTAAAGGGAAGCTTGGTTAAGAGGGTTAAATAAGGATTGCTATTTAATGCGCCATCTTGTGTAACGAAAATAGCTTAACGTGGTTTGTAGGAGATACGGTGTTTCTGAGACCATGATTTTTTCGCTGGGGCCGAGGCTTTAGCCGAGCATGATGTAAGTTGTGTTCTTAGTATGCTGTTAATAATATAGAACATACGTTCTTAGTATCGAACACTCGAGGGATGTGTTCGGGTTTATAAAATCCTGGCCCGCAAAAACCTTGTTTGATGCCCGCGTAGGATATCTTATTAGAAGCTTAAATTAGCCGCGCATGCTATTGCATTTATTATTTAAACCCGGGAGCGGCATAGGATACAAGAGCTTTAAGATCGAGAACATCTAGTGTCACTTAATAAGCTTAATTTGGCAGCTAGGTTTGTTAGATAAATGATTAAAGCATAGGGCCCGGGTTTTGTTCCTTAACAGTAAAAATATCCTTACAGGAAACGTTTGAAATTGAATAGAATAATCCGCCGCCATAATTAAATTATTTATTATCTAAACTCACCTACGAAGCAAAAAAATCTATACTTAATAATTTAAGCTATTAATACTAAATATCCTTCTTTAATCCTACTAGCTAAAATATCCAGATTAAATAATTAGAGCTCGCGGGCTGGAAACATCCGAAGCTCTCCTAGAGAGATTCACCTTCAAAAACATCCTACATTCAATAACATCCTTGCCCGCGAAAAACTCATACCGATCACCATGATAAGGTTTTCTCCTCCAAACATTATCCATAAGTTCCTATAAGTTCCTACCATATGCGTAATAACATAGGAGAGAACGTTTGTTATTTATTTACGGGAGCTACCGGGCTGGAAATATCCCAAGCGCTCCCAGAGCGATTGCTGCTAACATTACATATCCTTCAAACACATCCTACCCGGTAGCGTTTGATATGAATAACACATTCTAAAAAATCTTATTAGATTCTCCATCATACCAACGCTAAATAAGCTATCCAGTATGTAATATATATTTTGAAAGAGACGCAAACCTTATAGGCTTCGCATCTTAACAGCGAAAAACATCTTCCGTTAATCCTACTCTAAACGTTTTCTATCAAAGGTCGCTAGCGCTCCCCCTAATGAAACTATCTCGGTCGCTATCGCTCCCTTCGTCAGTTTCATTTAATTTAAAACTTCATCAAAATTTCATGGTTAGATTAACCCAAGTTACTAATCTCGTTTGTAATATATACTACGTAGAACGTTTCGCAAAGAGATATCGTTCGCTGACGCTCACTCATCTCTTAGCTCAAGTTCTACTTCGTATAGCCCTCGTCGACGGTATAACCCAGGCATCCGATCTTAATCGGTATTTGTTATCTTCAAAATTTAATTGGTTATAAACTTGTCGACGACGGTCATATATGATATACTATATTTAGATCAATAGATATAGTTTCGTAAAATTATATTTTCTTCCTGCTTTCCTATTCCTATATATAGGCACATTTTTTAATACCTACCAATTTTGAAAAAAGGTCCTATTTATAACGGAAATTTAAAATTGAAACCCTAAAAATCTTCCCACCGTGGTGGGAAAAATAATATTGATACTCCCACCGTGGTGGGAAAGTTTTTAACACTAGAAAGGCTATAAAAAATTATGAAAAGAACAGAGAAATACTATATAAAAGAACGATTTATAGACGATCGTAGAAAGTTTTTTACTTCTAACTCTGATTTCATTAAATTATCTGAAAAAGATCAATTAAAGCATTACACACTAGCTAATGAAATTATTTCTCGTTTTAGAACGCCAGCTTACGAAAGATATGCTTTTTACTTAGCACAATTTTTAGATAAAGAAAATAAATTGGTTGCAACAGAAACCAGCAAAAAACTTAAACTTCAAAAAGAAGATATCGTAGCTCGACTAAAAGAAAAATTCGATGTTTCTGAGAAATCTGTTACTAACTTCTTATCCGAAGCAAAAAAAACTAATATTCTTATCAAGGTTGAAGGCAATGATCTTGTTAAAAGCATGTACATCATGAACCCAGTTCTGTTTAATGGTGGCCATAACCTTATTCATGCAGAATTAATGTTTTATTTTCCAGATGATTTATGTAAATTGATCGCCCCTTATCAATACTTAGCTTGTGCTAAAATCGTTAATGTCGACTATCCTAAAGTTAATGAATGCCATTATTTATTTAACATTGATCGAAGCCGATACAATATCGATAAAGTTATGAATGGTGAAGTATTTGAAATCCCTAATGCTCTTAAAAAAAGAAAGTCTATGAGTCATTTAGAAGCTATGAAGTTCTTCGCAAGAAGAGGTATATCCGATGTACTCGGTATTCCGTTAGACCAACGCTTTAATTGTATCTTCCATAATGATGATAAAGAGATGGGTTTGGTTATCTTCAAAGATAGTAAGGAAAAATACTTCTGCTTAGAAGATCAATGTGTTTCCGGCGAAAAAAGATTAGGTTTAGACATTTATGATCTACTATATATCTTGCTTGATATTCAAGATGAACCTAATAAACTTAGATTAGCGATGCAATACTTAGCTAATCTTTATAATGTAGAACTCGATAAAACAATCGTTGAAGAATATCAAACAGTGGCTTAACGGATAGGAGATTATAAATGTTATATACAAAATACCCAGAAGATATTAAAAAGAATGTTAAAGATTTAGAGAAACGATTTTGTGATCGCTACTTATTCTTAGACATCATGAATAGCGACGCAAGCATCGAAGAACGATTATATGATTTAAAACTTCTTATTTGTGATAAATTTAGAGATTATTTCTATATATCATCTTCATTCGCTGGTTACGAACATGGAGAACATGATTCCGGCGATGAACGAGAATTTGCTGTTACTGCAACTTTATACAAAGATGACATTATTTATACTTGCTTATATTTAGATGGAAGCTTCTATAACTACGAACGAGTAACAGCCGATATTAGTATTTTAAATATGGGAACACATGACGAGGACTAATATTATGGACAAAAAAGATATAAATGAAAAAACAGTTACTCTTAACAGCTATGAATTAGAATTTACATCAAAAGCATATAGCGTAATAGGAAGAAGATTTCTCAATAAATATAATGTAGATCGATTCTATCGTCACATCTTAGGGAAAACTGAAGTTAAAGCATTTAGTGAAAGACTTATTGCTAAGGTTTCTCCAGTTTTAAAGATTTATGACGTAAGATTTGAAGAAACAAAAGACAAGTTAGATAATGATATTCAAACTTGCACTATTATCATTATAAATACAGAAACATGCAGAAGAATTTCCTATTTTATAAAGTTTACTATCTGCTGCGAAAGAATGTCATGGAAAATGGGAACTTTTATTATTCCAGAAGATGTAGATCTTGATGATCTTATCGATGATGCTGAAGACAATAATGAAGACAACAATTCAGCTAAAGCAAGTTAAAACTTCACTAAATCTTTTTTAATACATTAACTCGAGAGTAAACTACTTAAACCTCGAACTAATCCAATACATTAGAGGCACGATTATGGAAGAAAAAACAGTCGCTTTTACTGAAAAAGCCTTATTAGAATTTTATGAAGGCATGGAGGCTATAAGATCTTTGTTTATAGATAGAGATAATATTTATTCTCTTATTGATAGTAATAACCGACATAGTATTGAAGCTAAACTGAAGCAAATCCTAAATAAGACACGTTTAAATATTAAGCTATTAGGATTTAATACAAAGCAAAGAAAAAATGTAGTATTCGACGAGATGGAAATAGAAGCTATAAACATCTTCTTAAATCTTAATGATATTGATTATACTGTAAAAATCAGCATAGGATTAAGAGGCGATATTTCAGTAAGGACAAAACTTAACTTCAGTTTGCAGATGATGGAGAAAGTTAAAACTTCACTAAATCTTCATTAATAAATTAACCCGGAACAAGTTTTCCGTTTGTAATATATGTTACGAAGGCAACAGCGATAAAACTCAATATTAATTCACTAAAGCACTGTTTCCAATCATACACAGTGCTTTTAGTTTACCCAGATCGCGATCGGAGCCTTAATACATCTCATTATTTAACTCTTATATCTATAACATAACAATAACAATGAATAACTTCACAAACTTATACCCTAAGCAATTCTTAACAAAAGAAGAGGAGACTAAATTATTTAATGAATATTATAGTACTCCTTCTAATAGAATCAAAAAGCAAATTAAAGACAAAATTGTTTTAAATCAAACTCCATCTGTCGTAAGTATCGCTAAAAACTATAGAGATTCCGATTGTATTTACGATCTAGTACAAGAAGGAATGATTGCTGTATTAATAGCGTTTAATAATTATGATCCAAAATCAGATGCATCATTTACTACTTTTTGTCGACCAGCTATTAACGGTCACTTAATTCGTTATTTGCAAAAAAATAAAACTATTAAGCTTCCAGATCGAGCTCCTAAGCTTATTAAGCAAATTAACAAAGCCAAAGAGTTACTTCATCGATTACAGCAGCCGGAAACAACGACTGAAATAGCAAAAATTACTGGTATTAAAGAACAAAAAATTATCGATATTCTTAACGGTATCAAGCAAGCAGAATTAAACTCAATTAATAATGAAGGCGAAGAGTTAATTAATTCAATTAAAGATCACGCAGCAGAAGAAGCCTTTGATAAAGTGTTGGATACTGAAGAGTTTAAAGAATATGAATTAGATTTATCTTTCTTGCCAAATAGACAGAGACAAATTATAGAAATGTATTATTACCAGCAACTTGAAATAAGCGAAATAGCTGAAATTTTAAATATTAAATCTACGAATGTTAGTCGTCAAAAAGTATCAGCCTTAAATAATTTAAGAGAACAATTAGGAAATAAACTATGGAAACATTAAAAGTAAGAAGACCTCTTCCTGGCGAGGAGGAGGGTGTACTTCGTAACGATAAAGAAGTAACGATCGTATCCGATGCTCTTGTAACGTTCATTAGCACATGGTCGATTATAACAATTATACTGGCCACATACTCGTTTTATTCGTTTTTCTTTAAATAAAGGTACCTAAATCATGAAATATACTCCTACGCAAAAACAACAAATAAAGGACTTGCTTGATAATTCCGTAGATTATGTAGTGGAACCATTATTCGGTGAACAGAAGCCATACTACAACACAGCCCTTGCTAGACAATATATGGAACGATATCGTGATCTAGCACTCGAGATTAAACGATCAAATTCTCTTACACGACTTTACGATCAAGATATTTCGAAACTCGATGATAAACAACTCAAAGAGATGTTAAAAGAGTACAAGGCTGACGAGTTACGGCTCCAGAAACAATATATCGATACGCAACAAGAGATAGCTAATACGATAAAACGTGTACCAGATGCACGCTATCGATTATTGCTCACGAATTACTACCTTAACAACGTACCATTAACGGTACTAGCTACTACGTATGAGACATCGCGATTCAATAAGGGATGCTCGTTTACAGCAATTAAATTTAATCTTATTGAAGCTCTTAAATTAGTATGTGAAGTGTTACAGGAGAGTAATAATGGATAACGAATTAATTATCATTGTAGCATTTGTATTGTCATGGATATTTGTTCCACTGTTCCTTATCAGTGTTTTATAAAAGTAAGCGGTTGCATATTAGAGTGCGGCCGCCTTTTTATTTTTATTAGCTTCATTATTTAACACTATATCTAATACACTACATAATACATTTAAATAATAAATTTCTAATTTACTTGCCCTTACTTGCCATAACTTGCCATGCCATGCGTAATAATATATATGTAAGGAATAATAAATTAATTCATCCATTTCTTTTCATCTACTATATATTAATTCCTACCTTACAAAAGAAAACCATATTTAAGCTTCCTATTATTTTTGCAACAAGATTTTTTTCATGATTCCTCCTTTCTAGAAAAGCGCCCTCTCTAAAAAAGAGGGTTCTTTTTTTTAGCTTACTAACCAAACATACATTCGTAGTTATCGCAACTACTATATATATACATTAAATACAACGAAAGAGGTGAGACTCATCACAATCTCAGAAGATCCCAGAGGCAAGCTAGTTGTCGATGGGTATACACTCACTCATAAGCAAGCCAGGTTTTGCGAGGAATACGTTTCTAATGGTTACAATGCCTCTGAAGCCATACGACAAGCGGGTTATTCAAAATCTAGTCCTTCGGTTATTAAAAATATGGGACTGGAGAACCTGACAAAGCCTGCCATAAAGGCTTATATAGCTGAATTAGAGCGTAGAATAGCACAACGACACAATCAACGAGTAGCAAGTATAGAAGATAGAAGAAACCTTCTTACTCAATGGATATACGATCAAGAAATTAAGCATACAGATCGATTAAAAGCACTTGATATCCTTAATAAAATGGATGCGGCTTATGAACAACGTATCAAAATGGACACAACGATTAATAATCCAGTCCAATCGTTAACGACAGAAGAGCTTCGAGCTCTAATTGAGAAAGAACCCGATTAACTTTCCCTATGTATTTCTGAATTTATACAAACACATACGAACACCAAAAAGGAGGTGATACGAATCCAAACTACAGGCCAAATGAGAATGACACCGGAGCTTAAACGACGACTTCAATACGAAGCAAGGTTAGAATTAGCTAGGCGTGATTTCTTCGATTACTGTGAATTGATGGCTCCAGACTTTTATAAACGGTCGCGCCAATATCTCATTTATTTAACTTCTGTACTTCAAGACTTCGTAACACACTCCAATAAGAAAGTATTAGTAGTATCTATGCCACCACGTTCTGGTAAATCTAGAACAGCTACTAAATTCGTTGAGTGGTACCTCGGTAAAGATCCTACACAAAAGATAATGACGGGATCTTATAACGAAACCTTATCGACACAATTCGCTAAATCAGTCAGAAATGCTATTCAAACACAAAAAGCTGATCCATTTACACCGGTATACTCCGATGTATTCCCAGACGTAAAGATTAAGCAAGGTGACGCAGCTATGAATATGTGGTCCTTAGAGGGTCAGTATTCGTCTTACCTTGCTACGTCACCTTCGGGTACGGCTACCGGTTTCGGGTGCTCCCTTATGATTATAGACGATGTTATTAAGAATGCACTCGAAGCTAATAACCAACTTACGAAACAAGCTCACTTTGAATGGTTTACTAACACAATGCTATCCAGACTCGAGGAAGGCGGCAAAATCATTATTATTATGACACGCTGGGCTTCCGACGATTTAGCTGGTCGTATTATTAATCACTTCAAAGACGATGCCGAAGTCGTATCGCTTAAAGCACTCCAAGACGATGGCACTATGTTATGTGACGAAGTACTCTCCCGTGAGTCATACGAAGAGAAGAAGAAGCTAATATCTCCCGATATCTTTTATGCTAACTACCAGCAAGAACCAATCGACTTAAAAGGTCAACTGTATTCATCCTTAAAGACTTACGATACACCTCCTCAATTCGAGCGTATTGAAGCATACACCGATACAGCAGATACGGGTAGCGACTATTTATGTTCGATTATTTACGGCATCTATCAGAAAGAAGCCTACATCCTAGACGTTATATACACTAACGATCCGATGGAGATAACAGAACCGCTCGTAGCAAAACATCTATACGAATATAAAGCGAATATTGCTCACATCGAGTCAAACAATGGCGGCCGAGGCTTTAGCCGACAAATCATTCATTATCTAACTAATACCTATAACACTAACTACACTACAATAAAAGCTTTCCACCAATCCAAGAATAAACAATCCCGTATCTTATCTAATGCTACCTGGGTTATGGAACATATATACTTTCCGTATAACTGGCACAATAAGTATCCAGATTTTTATAAAGCGATTACATCTTATCAACGAGAAGGTAAAAACCTACACGACGATGCTCCCGATGCCTTAACCGGTGTAGCTGAGAAGATTAATACACAAACACCGACATTCGAATTTGTATAAGAAAGGACTTAAATGCTAAACGAAGAATGGAACGATATCATACGTAAGCATGCCGGCATGTCCGAGATCCAATTCGTGCAAGCAGAACTCGAAGCGTTTCTATACTCTAAAAAACGACAAGAGATACTCCAGGCACGTAACTATTATCAAGGCAAACATAAACTGCCAGAACATGTAGTCATGGACTCTAACGGCAATCCGACCGATGCAAAAGGTACGATTCCTAATAACAAGATTATTAATAACTTATTTGATGATTTAGTCGATCAAAAGACTAATTATCTATTATCGAAACCTATCGACGTTAAATCGACTACAGACTTAACCGACTTCTTTAATAAGAACTTCCAACGTACTTTAAAAAACCTCGGTAAAGATGCTTATATCGGTACTATCGCTTACCTACATCCATATATCGATAATCAAGGCAACTTCAAACTAAAACGTATGAAGCCCGAATTCGTTATCCCGTTATGGCACGACGAAGAACACGATTCACTCGATGCTTTTATCTATTTTTACGAATTTGAAGTATATATGACGCCGAAGACTAAGACTTCCTTCTATAAGGTCGAATATTACAAGCCAGAAGGTGTTACGTACTACGACTACATCAATGGAACACTTCAGCCAGATACGACTAAACAGTCTAGACCGTACATTCAAAGCAGCGGTTTTTCTTATAACTGGCAATCGGTTCCATTAATCTGGTTCCGATCTAATTCAGAAGAAGTACCATTACTCTCTAAGATAAAGCCTCTCCAAGATGCGCTTAATCAGATGCTATCTAATTTTGCTAACGTAATGTCTCAAGACGTACATAATACGATACTCGTGATTAAAGGGTATGACGGTGAGAACTTAGCTAACTTCCGAGAACAATTAGCACGTTATGGAGCGATTAAGATTACGTCTTCCCCAGAATTCGAATCTGGAGTCGAAACACTGAATATCGAAGTTAATGCTTCTAATTACGAAACGATTATTAAGCTTCTTGAACGAGCTATTATCACGAATGGTCGAGGCTTCGATGCAAAAGATGATCGAATGGCTAATAATCCTAACCAGATGAACATCAATTCAATGTATTCCGATATCGACCTCGATGCTAACGAAATGGAAACCGAATTCCAGGCATCACTCGAGCGCCTATTAACATTTATTAATGCATACCTTTCATTATCTAACAAACCTATCTCCAACGATACGGTATTTATATTTAATCGAGATTTACCGTTAAACCAATCTGAATTAATAGATGCATGTCGTAACTCTACTGGTATCATCTCCGAAGAAACGATAGTCGCTAACCATCCATGGACGCTCGATACTAAAGAAGAGCTTGAACGTATTAAGAAAGAACGTAACGAGGTACTAAATAATGACGTACTGGGAACAACGCTTTCTTAATTTAAAAGAAGATGGCTTACACGTAGCACAATCCTCTTACGAAGATTTAACTTCGATCTATGCGTATTCTTTAAATAAATACGAAAACCAGATAGCTGGTTTTATACAAAGATACGCTAATTCTAATAATCTATCACTTGCCGATGCTAAGAGACAGTTATCGGCACGAGAATTAAAAGACTTTAAGATAACGCTTAAACAATATATTAAGCTAGCACAACAAAAGAACCTATCCCCGAAACAAATTAAGCTTCTTGAAAACGCTTCCTTACGAGCACGTCTATCACGCCTAGAAGAATTATGGATTCATACTTCACAGTTTGTCGAAATCTTAGCACAAGAACAGCATACCAATATTAACGATGCACTAAATAAAGTTTATAACTCGACCTACTACGAAGCCGCATATCTTACACAGTCAATACAAGGCAAATATCAAACATTCAGACAAATCCCGAAGAAAGCAATTCAAGAAGCTATTAATACGCCGTGGAATGACAGAGACTTCTCACAACGGATCTGGGATCAACGAGATAAGTTAATCACGAAGCTACAACAAGAGATAACACGTTCCTTTATTGCACAAGAACCGACAGAACGCATTACGGAACGTGTATCCCAAGCTTGTAACGTACAGATGTCGAATGCTCGACGCCTCGTCGAAACAGAAGTAGCTTACGTACAAGAATTAGCACTTAATAATACGTTTAAAGAATTAAACGTTAAACAATATCAGATATTAGCAACACTCGATAAGCATACATCGTCCGTATGTCGTCACCTCGACAAACATATCATCGATCGTACCGACTTTAAGCCTGGCATTACGGCTCCACCGTTCCATCCTTATTGTCGTTCTACGATGATACCGTATGTACCGCTTAACTCAAGGGCATCACGACCAGATACGAAGACGGAATATGTACCCGATATATCTTACGAGGAATGGCAAGCTACCTACCTAAAGTAGCGCCGCTAGACACATATCATTCATTTATTTAACCCTTGTCTTTTTAAATAAGTTATAGACGATAAAGAATAACTTATTAAATCCTTTAAATAAAGTGAGAGATGTGACTCTCGTAAATAAAACGAATTCATTATAGGAGATTAACTAACAATGACTAAAGAAGAATTACTTGCACTTAATCTAACAGAAGAACAAGCTACAGCAATTATCGAGGATTATGGCAAAAACTATGTAACAAAGTCTCAGTTTAACGAGAAAAACGAAAAATATAAGCAATTAAAATCCGAGATTGAAACCACACGAAGCGAAATTAATAAACTAACCGAATCTGAAACAGCTAATGAAACACTTAAAGCACAGATTAAAGAATTACAGGACAAAGCCGCTGAACGTGATAGTCAATATGCACAACAAATTAAAGATATGCAAGTCGATAACGGTATCAATACCGCAATTCTTCAATGCGGCGTTAAGAATCCGAAGATCTTAACATCCTTATTAAACAAACAAGCTATCGAATTAAAAGAAGACGGCACTCTCGAAGGCCTTACCGAACAAATCGAAGCTTTAAAAGAATCGGATCCTTACTTATTCGCCGAATCTAAACCAGTCGGTGTCGTACCTGGTGAATCTAACGCTAATCCTAATCCTGGTATTACGAAAGAACAGTTTAACAAAATGTCTTACAAGGATAGGGTAGCATTACAGGAAAGTGACCCGGCCCTCTACACAGAATTATCTAACTAATTAACAACATGGAGAACATTTAAACAATGGCTAACGAAACAAAACTCGCTAATATTATTAATCCGCAAGTAATGCAAGATATGGTATCTGCTGGCTTGCCTAAAGCATTAAAATTTACACAATTCGCACAAGTAAACGAAGACCTTAAAGGTGTTCCTGGTGACACTATCACAATTCCGGTATGGGCTTATATCGGTGCAGCTGAAGACGTTGCAGAAGGTGCAGAAGTAACGACTACTACTATGACTGCTTCCACTAAAACAGTACAAATTAAAACAGCTGGTAAAGCAATCACATTAACAGATAAAGCAGTTAACTCTGGTTTGGGTGATCCTGTCGGTCAAGCTACTCATCAATTATCTTTGTCTATCGCTGATAAAATGGATAACGATGTATTGGCAGCTCTAGCTACTACTACTTTGGCAGCTACTTCCGCTAAAGCGATCTCTTACGAAGGCGTTGTAGCAGCAGTCGATAAATTGAACGAAGAAGGTAACACAGACAAAGTATTGTTCGTAGCTCCTAGCCAAGTAACAACTCTACGTTTGGACCCTAACTTCATCGATCGCAATAAATATAATGCCGACGTAATGATGAACGGTGAAATCGGTATGATCGCTGGCTGTCGTGTCGTTGCTTCTCGTCGTATCGATGATTCTAAAGCTACTATCGATAACTTCATCGTATGCTTATCCCCAGAAGTAGAAGACGGTACTCCAGCTCTTCCAGCAGTAACTATCTATACTAAAGCTGAAGCAATGTTGGAAACTGAACGTCACGCAAAAGCATTATCCACAGACGTTGTAGTATCTGCACATTATGCTGTAGGTTTGACTAACGAATCTAAAGTAGTAAAAGCAACTTTCAAAAAATAATAAGGGTTAAATAATCATGGATAACATAAAAGAACTTATTCGCTTCACGACACATTTTAACGTGACACCAGAATACGACAACGTTCTTCAGTACATCTATGATACGGAACGGCAATATCTTCTCAATATTCTTAACGAAGAAGAGTTGCCGTCCGAACTCTCTGGACTGCTCGACAAAAGAGTAGCTGCAAGGTTTATCGACCACCATAAGGATATCATACTTAAAGAAGCCGACTTACAACCTATTAAACGGTTAAAAGAAGGCGACATGGAAATCGAATTCGACGGCGATAACACCTTACATTATTTAACTTCTCTCATTACTAAATGGACTTCCTTAGAAGGTACAGATATAACATGTTATCGAAAACTAAAATGGTAGCTCGTCAACATTTCGAGCGTTTATACCAAGATACATGTATTCTTACTGAACAGAAGAAAGCCATTCAAGATCCTCTTACTGGCATAATTAAGAACGGCGAACTCGAAGCAATCAGTTACCCTTGTCGAGTTTCATTTAAGACTCTTCAAACTAACGATATCGTTAATAAGCTACCATCGGCTTCTCAGATAGTAGTTTTATTCATTTCGCCCGATCTCGAGATTAAGCCAGGTACCGATATCGAGGTTATCCGTAATAACCGACACTTCGCTTATACAGCTTCTTCACAAGTAGCGTTATACGACACTCACCAAGAGATCCAATTAACGCTTAAGAGTAAACATAATGGCTAACGTAACGATCGATTTATCGGGATTCGAAGATTTATTAAAGAAGACAAACGAGCTTCAGAATAACATATCTTCCCTAAACGAGAAAATCACCGATAACTTAGCACAACATTATTTAGCCGAAGCTATAGCGAATACTCCGGTCGGAGCGCTAGCGATATCGCCGGACGGTAAATACCGTTCTGAATCGGAACACATGAGACGATCCTGGGAAGCAGAACGTATTAACGATAGTACCGTTAAAGTACAGAATTCAGCTTCCTATGCATCATATGTTAACGACGGCCACAGACAACGACCAGGACGTTTTGTTCCCGTACTAGGTAAGCGTCTTACAAAGTCGTTTGTTAAAGGTCTACATATGCAAGAGAAGGCAGAAGCGGCTACGAGAAGAGCTTCAGATAAGATTATGAAGAACGCGCTCGACGACTACTTACAAACGTGGAGCAAATAATGAACTATATTAACGAAATCATCGACGGCATAGCTAAATCATTATTTAACTCTTTTAAATACCCTATATACATCGACGAAATAAAATCAGATGCACAATTCCCTTGTTTCGTAATAGAGACACTTAATACAGAACAGAAGCATTTACTAGACATTCGTTATGAACGCAGGAATGACTTCGATATTATGTTCTTTATTTCAGACGACGACTATATCGAAGAACAGAAGGTACAGATTAATCCAGTGACGGAGAGTTTATATTTCGACCTCGAATACATAACCCTCTCTGACGGTTCTCTCCTTAACGGTATCGATATGAGTCACAGGGTTACAGACGGCATCCTACATTTTAAAGTCTCTTATGAGTATCACATCTTAAAAGAGTTAAATAAAGATCCTATGCTTATATTAAATCAAAATCAAGAGGTAACAGATAATGCCAAGAACAAAGAAAACTGATGAAGTAGTAGATACTAATGCAGTGAGTGACGTTAACGAAGAAACAACTACTGCTCCAGTTGCTACTTTTAGCCCAGAAGTAATTATCGCTTCTGAACGTTTTAAACAATATGCCGACTTAATTGCCGCTGTAATCGAAGATCGTGAATACAGCATCGAGGAAGTTGAAGCTTTACTACAAGATACTCTTACTAAGCCTATCGTTGAAGTTTTTAACGATTAATTTTTTGAATAAAGGAGAACTACTCTATGGCATTAGGTGGCGGTTACTGGCTATTCCAAAATAAAACATTGCCAGGCGCATACATTAATTTCGTTTCCAAAAATAAAGCATTTGCCGAAATCGTAGATCGCGGTTACGCAACGATGGCTTTATCTCTCGACTGGGGCGAAACAGGCAAAATCGTGCGTGTCGAACAAGAAGAATTCCAAAAGGATTCCTTAAAAATCTTTGGTTACGATTATGCACATGAAAAAATGAAAGGTCTACGCGATCTTTTCATCAATACTAAAACTTTATATCTATATCGCTTAAACTCTGATGCAGTTAAAGCACAATCTACCGTAGCGACTGCTACTTGTGGCGGTGTACGTGGCAATGATATCGCTGTCGCTATTTCTGCCGACATTAACGATGCTTCTAAATTCGTAGTAACGACTTATCTTAAAACAGACGACGTCGTTAAGAAAGTCGACGAACAAACTGGTCTTTCTACACCGAAAGAACTCGTTAACAATGCATATGTAACATTTAACGAAATGTCCGCATTCACAGCTCAAGCAGCTACTTACCTTACTGGTGGTACTAACGGTACAGCTGTACAAGCATCTGACTATCAAAAGTATATTGAATTGATCGAACCATTCTACTTCAACGTATTAGGTTATACTGGCTCCGATAATACAATTCAAAACTTGTTTATCGCATTTGCTAAACGTACTCGTGAAACTACTGGTCAAAAATTCCAAGTAGCACTTTATAACAATACTCGTGCTAATTATGAAGGCGTTATCTCCCTGGCTAACAAAGTAACAGATAGCGGTGCTGAACCTGGTGCTGGTGTCTACTGGTTAACTGGTGCAGAAGCATCTTGTCCTATTAATAAATCTTTGACTAATAAAATTTACGACGGTGAATATAACTTCAACGTGCAATATAAACAATACGAATTAGAACAATTTATTAAAGGCGGCCAAATCGTATTCCATAACGTAGCAGATTCTGCATCTGGCAACGTAAAAGGTAACACTCGTCTATTATCCGACGTTAATACATTTACAGAATTCTCTAAAGAACGCACTAAAGACTTCGCATTAAATCAAGTTATTAGAGTCCTCGATAATTCCGCATACGATGTAGCTCGATTATTTAACAATTACTACCTCGGTAAGACTCCTAACGATAAAGACGGTCGTATTGCATTATGGAACGATATCGTTAAATTATTTGAAGACTACGCTAAAGTACGTGCTATTAAAGAATTCGAATCCAAGGATGTAGAAATCCCTCAAGAGGGCGACGAAAAAGGTTCTGTAGTCGTTAATTACGAAATCAACCCGACAGTCGCTATGGATAAATTGTACGCTACTTGCTACGTTAAATAAAGGAGTTAAATAATGGCAGATAAAGCTCAAACTATGTTAGCAAAAGACGTTATTCGTGCAGTCGAAGCTCGTGCTTATATGACTATCAACGGTAAACGTCGTTTGTTACTTAACGCTAAAAAAGTCACTATTAAAGTCGATAAAACTAAAGAAGAAGTGGCTATTTTAGGCCGTATTAATAAAGGCAATAAATCTACTGGTGCTAAAGGTACTGGTAGCATGACAGTATACGATAATACACCAATCTTTACTGAATTGATGCTCGATTTCATGAATCACGGTAAAGACGTATACTTCGATCTTCAAGTGACTAACGAAGATTCTGATTCCGCAGCTGGTTCTCGGACAGTCGTTATTAAAGGTGTTAACATCGATAACTTCGACCTTACATTAGCCGATGCTGACGGCAAATATTTGGAACAAGACGTAGACTTTACATTCGAAGGTCTCGAAATTCCAGAAAACTTCAAAGAATTAGACGGTATGCAAGCCTAATTCCGCGTAAATCTTAGATAAGGGGCCTTATGGCTCCTTATTATTCTATACAAGGAGATTAACCCTCTATGGCAGATATCAAAAATATGTCCTTAAACGGATTCTTTAAATCTAACGCTAAGTCTTTACCCGATGTAAAGGTAGTCGTATCTGAACGTTTTACAGATCAAGACGGTAATCCGATCGAATGGGTACTACATCCTATTAGCACTAAACTAGTCGAAGAAATTACAAAACGTAACACTAAAACTACTATTAAAAACGGCAAGAAAGAATCTACTGTAAATGAAGAAAATCTTAATGCAGAACTCCTCGAAGCTGTCGTATTATATCCATCTCTTAACGATGCCGAACTACAAGATTCTTATGGTGTATCCTCCGCTAACGAATTGTTAGGCGCTATGTTGTACCCTGGCGAAACACAAGTATTAACTAGTGCATTGCAAGAAGTAATGGCTGGTAGTAAAGCTAACGATATCGACGAATTAAAAAACTAATAGAGGAGAATCCCGAGGCATATCTCTACCATAGGGCCCTCCAAGATTTACATATACGTCCGCTTGAATTGAACTCAATGGATGAACAGGAACGCAACTTTATATTTGCTTCCCTAGCTATGAGAGAAAAAGAGCGGGCCCACATTTCTAAAGAATTAAAACGAAATAAATCAGGAGTAGAATATGTCTACACTATCTAACACGATAAAGTTAAATAACGGTGTTTCTCCTGTCTTAAAAGATATAACTCAAACGGCTAGTAGTGCTTCGACCGGCATGTCGAGTTTTGCACAGCAAGTTACGAATACTGGTAATGCGGCCAATAAAGCAAATGGTTCATTATCTAACCTTAAAGCGATCTTCTTAGGTTCTTTAGGGGCTAATATAGCAGCCGCAGCTATTGCTAAAGTTGGCGATGCAATCAGTGGAGTATTCGAAGCCGCTCAAGAATTTGCATCGATTCAAGCACGATTAAAATTAGTAGCCGGAGAGCAAGGCAACGTAGTCGGGTTAAATAAACAAATTTATGAGTCGGCTAGGCGTTCCCGTACTGAATATGCTTCGATGGCCGAAACGGTAGCGACGTTAGCACAATCGGCTCACGATGCTTTCCCCGATCCTAAAGAAGCTATCGATTTTGCCGAAAAGATTAACAAAGTAATGGCTATCGGTGGTACGACTGGCGTCAATAAAAAGAATGCGATGATCCAGTTAACACAAGGTCTAGCATCCGGTCAATTACAAGGTGACGAATTCCGTTCGATAGCCGAGAATGCTCCGATGATCGAAAACATCATCGCTAAAACGATGGGTGTGTCTCGTGGTGAATTAAAGAAACTAGCTTCCGAAGGTAAAGTTACAGCCGAAGTAATTAAGAAGGCTATGACCGATAATGCCGATGAAATTGAAGCAGCATATCGTAAATTGCCACATACATTCGCTGACTGGGCTACCGATATTAAGTCGGTCGCAGAATATGCATTTGCTCCGTTATTCGATGCTGTTAATGACTTAGCTAATTCACCAGAATTTAGACAATTTGTCGACAGCATAGAAAATAATATCCAGTATATAGCGCCTATTATTAAAAATGTATTCAATGAAATATCGTATGCATTTAAGCAAGTATTAACGACAGGTCAACAAGTATTTGGCTGGTTACAAGAAAATGCATGGTTCGTACATGGTGCTTTATTTGCATTAGCTACCGTAGCTCTTGTATATGCTGCTAACTGGTTAGTGGCTACAGCTTCGACCGTTGCCGCTACCGTAGCTCAATGGAGTTTAAATGCTGCTATGTTAGCTTGTCCAGCAACCTGGGTAGCATTAGCTATTATGGGTATTGTCGGTGCTTTATATCTCGTTATTGATATGTATAACGAATGGGCTGGTACTACGTATACAGTAGTCGGTGTAATTGCCGGTGTATTCGGTGCATTATGGGCTATTATTTATAATCAAATTGCCTATATCTGGAATGTCTTTATTATCTTCGCTAACTTTATATCCGATGTGTTTAATAATCCGGCTAAGGCTATACAAAATTTATTTAAACGCTTATGGAATAACTTAGTCGAATTTGCTGTACAAGGTATTAATGCGATGCTCGGCGTTATGAAACAAGTACCGTTCCTTAGAAACTTATTAGACGGTGTTGGTAATGTCGTAGCTTCTAGATTCCAAGTACAAGTCGATGCTGGTGCATTCGACGACTATAAGTTAGATTCTAAGAATATTTTAGGTACAGCTAGTGACTGGCAAAATGCTGGCGATAGTTTAGTAGGTAGGGTTAGTAATATCTTTAATCCTAGTCAACCGAATATCGATACTGATACACAAGATTCTAATAGCGATAAACGTAGCGCGGTAGCCGATGCCGCTAAAGATACAGCAAAAAATACAAAGAAAACTGCTAAGAATACCGAGAAAACAGCTAAAGCATTACAATTAACGGCCGACGAAATTAACACGTTACATAAAGGTATTATGAACGATGCTATTAAGTCCTGGTCTCAACGTACTATTCATTTAAATGTAACGAACAATAATAATATCGATTCTAGTGTCGATTTCAATGCATTTAATACTAACTTTGCTGAAGGTTTATCTAACGCATTCTTACGTAATACCGGGGAGGCTTTATAATGTATTATTTCTATTTAGATAATTTACAAATACCGATCCCGCCTAAATCCCTCGATATCACTGTTAGCAATAAAAACGAAACAATCGACTTATTACAGACTGGCGAGGTAACGATCCCCAAACCATTAGGTTTGACCGAATATTCCTTCGAGATACTGTTACCTAATAGCAAATATCCGTTTAATCAGTCCATACTCGAGAAGAGTAAAAAAGCTGAATACTACGCTAAGAAGATAGTTAATATGAAATCAGCCGGTAATCCGGTTAAATTTACCGTAGTCCGTATGAAACCGAACGGCGAAATGCTAAGTATGGTAACGGAACGAGTTACGATCGAGGAACTCGAAACTAAAGAAGATCACGATTATGGCTTCGATGTGTATATGAGTATCAAGCTCCGTCAATGGAGAGATTACGGTACGAAGAAGCTCGTGATCGAAGAGAATAAGGACGGTACTGCTAGTGCATCTGTTAAGACAGAACGTCCGACCGATAAAGTACCCGATAAGGAAGTTAAATCTCCTAACGGTTTTAATAAAGCGACACTTCAGAGAATAGTGAAGCAACAATTCGGCGACACTAATAATTTATTTAAAATCGCCGCGTTAAATAAAATTGGAGTACCTTGTTATTTAGGTGCTACTCAAGCTCTTAGTATGTATAACGAAGGAAAGGGGACTGACGCATGGCAGAATTTAATTCTCAAAAAATAACGCATGCTCCTCTTCGTGTACGGTACGAACTTCAAGTATGTCACAATCAGAAAGAAAGATTCCTTTTGGACCCACAAGACGGGGTTACGTTAGATCGTAGCCCTGATCTAGCTCCGGCTAAATTAAGCTTTAAAGTATTTAAAGATAAGGTCCTTAATATCACAGAAGGCGATCTCGTGAACTTATGGGTTAATGGAGAGTTTGTATTCGTCGGCTATATCTTCGAGAAGAAACGCTCTAAAGATAACTTCATCGAAGTGACGGCTTACGATCAATGTCGTTATTTAAAATCTGAAGGTTATTACGTATTCGATGGTACGAAAACAGCCTCTGAATTGATTAAAGCCTTAGCTGAAGACTTAGGATTAAAATTAGGCGATATTAGTAAAACCGTACATAAGATTAAATACATTTACGACGGTAAAACATATCAAGATATTATTCTCGATATGCTTAAACAGACTAGTATTTACTCTCCTAAGATTCCGGTTATGAAGCCTTTAAAGAAATCGACCGATAGTAACTTTACGGCTCCTAATGGTACATACTACGAGCAAAACGATATTAAATATCTCACCGATCACGGTTATAAACAAGAAGACGCCTTAGCTGAGTTAGCTAAATCTCCTAAGTATAAAGTTAAAACATGGGATGCTACTCAGAATGCTAAAATGGCTCCTCCTAAACGAGATTCAGATTCTGATAAATTAGCCCCTAACGGAACTTATTATGAGAAAAACGATATTAAGTATTTAACCGATCATGGTTATACCGAAGAGGCAGCTATAGCAGAATTATCTAAATCCGATAAGTATAAGGCCAAAGAATCCGAAATGAAAGAACGTAAGCCTGTGTACTTAGCTTATGACGATAAAGGCCTTTTGGTCGTTAAAGAACTTAACGATATGGTAACCGATATCTTAATCGATGCTACTCAAGTCGGTGATTACGAATATACTTCATCGATCGAGAATACCTTTACACAAGTCTTAGTAGTGCGTGAAGCTAAAGCTACCGAGAACGGTGAAGAAACTAAGAAATTCTGGCGCACTGGGGCAGCTTATGCTAAGAACGAAACCCAAAAATGGGGCGTTCTTCAGAAGGTGTTTAAGCCCGATGATAAGAAAACTAACGCTATCGAATACGCTAAAAATTGGCTCGATACCTTAGCACGAAAAACTCATACGTTACGATTAAAAGATTGCTTAGGACATATCGAGATACGACCTGGTTCCGGTATCTGGTTAAACTTTAATATCGGGGATCAGATTATTAATGAATTAGTATACGTACAAGCTGTCGCTCATAAGTTTAATAACAATAAGCATTTAATGGATATGGATATTATCTACTTCGATAAGCAACAACCAGAAATCACAGTAGAAGATAGAGGCGACGAAGAAATTCGTAAGCGTATCCAAGCTATGAACAAGAAATCTGGCGGTGCTACTAAAGGTACTGGTACGACTGGTAACGCTACGAATGCTGCTGTTCAAGCCGGTATGGATGCTGTTGTCGGTACAGTATCTCCTTATGGCGATGTAGGCTGTGTCGATCGAGCAACAGCTGGTGGTTCCTACTATAATAGCGATTTAGCCGATGCTTACAATCAAGGTATTAAAGATGTACCGGGTCTCAAAACGTTTATGAGTGGTCGTGGTTATGCTATCGAATCTTATACCGGTTCTGCTAACCCTGGCGATATCCTTATCTATGACGGCGATGAACACGTCGTAATAGCTGACGGTGCTGGTGGCTGTGTCGGTAATAGTGTTAAAGCAGGATCTTGTATTCGTTATTCCGATGTTAACTATGCTTACCATAACGGTGTAGCTCCGACTCATATTATTAGAACAGGTGTTAAATAATGGACAATGATTTTAATAAAATACTAAGCATTATTAAGACGGCGGCCGTTACAGCAGTCGAAAATACGAAACCGGCTACTATGTTAATCGGTGTCGTCGTATCTGAAGCTCCACTTCAAATAGCACTCGATTCTACCTTAATCATTCCAGAAGACCATATCATGTTAACTAAAAATACGTGTGAATGGACGATGGAAATGAGTGTCGATCATATCACCGAGAACCGAGCTGGTGGTGGTGGCCAAGCTGAATATGCTAGTCATAACCATGAGTATAAAGGTCGTAAAAAGTACTTAGTCCATAACGGTCTTAAAGTCGGTGATAAGGTATGGTTATTTCAAGAAACAGGCGGTCAACGATATATAGCGTTTGATCGTGTATACAATCCGAATGTGGGGTGTACGACTAAATAATGGCACTAATCCCGATGTCTAGTTATAACCAACGAGATAGCAGTTTGGTTACGAAAAAACAGACTTCTAATACCTTCAGAGTACGATACGAAAGCGATTATAAGCTTAACGGTATGTGTGACGACTTTGAAGCTATGAAACAAGCTATCTTTAAAATTATTAATACAGAACGCTACAAATATTTGATATACGACTGGGATTATGGCATCGAATTAAACGATTTAATCGGTGAAGCTATCCCTTACGTATATGCCGAGATTCAACGACGTATCACCGAAGCATTATTAGCCGATGATCGCATCGAAAAGGTATACGACTTTAATTTCTCGAATAACGGTGGCGACGTATTATGTGTATTCTCGTGCGACACTATTTACGGCACGATTAACGATATTTATAAAGAGGTAACTGAATATGTACGAGAATAAGACTTACGAGAATATATTAGCTGATGCTTTATTCCGTACTGAAACTAAATACGATAAAAGACAAGGATCCATGATATATGACTCATTGGCTCCTTTTTCTTTTGAGCTGGCCGAAGCATATATTATGGCTCAAGTTATTTTAAGACAGACGTATGCTAAAACAGCTGACCGAGCTTTCTTAGAATTAAGAGCCCTCGAATTTAATATTATCCCTCGTGAAGCTACGGCGGCCGAAGTTAAAGGTGTATTCGATCGAGCAGTCGATATCGGTACTCGGTTTAACTTCGAAGATCTTAACTTCCGAGTTACTGACGTAATTGATTTATCTAAAAACGAATTTAAATTAGTATGCGAAACTCCTGGTGCTAAAGGTAACTACTGTATAGGACGTATCACTCCTATTAATACGATCCCTGGTTTGCAAAATGCCGAAATTAAAGAAGTATTAGTACCGGGTCAAGACGAAGAAGAAACAGAAGCCTTCCGGGAACGCTATATTCGAGCATTAAAATCTAAAGCTTATGGCGGTAATGGTGCTGACTACAAAGAAAAAGTACTCTCCGTTAACGGTACTGGTGGATCTAAAATTTACCGATGCTGGAATGGTGGCGGTACTGTTAAGGTCGTTATTATTAATAACGAATTTAATAAGCCCTCGCAAGAGCTCGTCAAAGAAGTACAGAATGTCTTCGATCCGACTCCGAATCAAGGTAAAGGCTACGGTTTAGCTCCGATCGGTCATACGGTTACTGTCGAAGCCGCCGAAGAAGTCGTTATTAACTACGAGATCCCGGTCGTAATGGCAGCCGGTCATGAACCGAACGAAATTAAAGAAGAGCTTACTAAGAAGATCGAAGAACGTTTGAAAGTACGACGTAAAGAATGGACCACTCAAGACGAGACTCAATTCTTAACGGTAAGAACTTCTATCGTAACTTCCTTAGCTGTAGACCTCGATAAAGTAATCGATGTAGGCGATATTAAAATTAACGGTCAAAAAGTTAAGCGACTTGATTTACGTCCTAATCAAATCCCGAAACTCGGTACTGTTACATTAACGAAAGGATAATCTATGACTATATTTGATAACTATAAACGTATCATCGATTTATCCGAATTTGCTGTACCGGTATCTGGTAAGACTGCTGAAATGCAAGAAATTTATAGAGTCGAAAGCATCGAAATGCAAGCCTTATGGAACACGATGGTCGAAATCTTTAGAGAACAGTTTATTATGACTGCTGAATCTCATGGTTTAACGCAATGGGAAACCATCTTAGATATTGTTCCGGCTGTGGACGATACGATCGATGACCGAAGATTTAATATCTTATTAGCATTAGCCGGTCAGCGTCCTTATACCGAGATTAAGCTACGTGAACTCCTCAACGGTATTTGTGGTGAAGGTAACTATCGTATCGTCGAGGACTATAAGAACTATAACGTTCATTTTAAAGTATCGTTGGGCGTTAAAAAACAACGTGATGCCGTATCTAAGCTGTTACGAGATTTAATTCCGATGAATCTTATTTATGATGTTGATTTATTGTATAACCGTCACATCGACTTAGCTCGATATACGCATAAAGAACTCGCTCAATTTACTCATTTTGTACTCAACCAGGAGGTTTTACCTAAATAATGGCTACATATACAAAGAATATTAATTTACTTAAACCGGCCGAACAAGAAAAATACGACGTAAACCTTCGTAATAATAACTGGGATAAGATCGATAAAGCTATCGGCGATACTAGCGATGCTATTAAAAAGCATAAAGAAGCTAACCCTATCGACCATCCCGATGGTAGTGTAACGACTCCGAAGCTACGCGATAAGAATGTTACGACTGAAAAATTAGCCGATAAATCTGTTACGGCTGCTAAATTAGCCGACGATATTAATATGAAGTTAGATAATAGCTATGTTAAGAAGTCTGGCGATAAAATGACAGGTCCTTTAGAGATAGATAAAAGTACCTATATTAGAATTAATAGAAAAAATGGAGCAGGATTCCATACTATCTCTGACGGTGGAATGGATAGTGACGGTGGTGGAACTAACTTAGATTTAGGTAGTTACACTGCTACTAGAGAAACTAACTTATGTTGTAGAAATAGACCTGGCTGGTTTGGCAAAGACGGGCAACCAGTATTTAAACCATTTATGACACTTCAAGATATTAGCGTTACTTATGGCAATATTCGTGACGGTCAGCAACTACCTATTCCAGATGGCTTCAACGAAAACGAATGTACATGGCTCTTATCTATGGACCAATCTAATGTCAATAGAATGTATTATGACATTGCTGAAGGCGGTGCTCGTAATATGCTTAATTATGAATGTTGGCGTAACGGAAGAACAGCACATGTTGGTGTTAGACTAAAAGGCTTAGATGGTGTCTCCCCTAGTTATGAAGGGAATTACATTAGACTTGAAGGTGACGGTAAAGAATATTGGGTTCCTGGTACTGCTAACTACATCTGTATTGCCGTTAAACGAGGTTAGATAATGGAACAAGTTAAGCGTAAAGATGAGACTTTATATATTGGCTCCGACTGGTCTCGTGTATACGAAATTAAAGGCATGGATCTCACCGATGCTACTGCTATATGTAAATTCCGTGATAGTAACGATACCTTATTAATCGAAGCCGAATGCACTATACAAGATAATCGCATTTATTTAACCGTTAAATCTGCCCTTAGTCTTAAGATCCCGAGAGGCGTTAAGCAAGGTAAATACGATATCTTCCTTATTGGTAGTACGTACACCTATAAGATCATGATGGGCTCTATTACATTTGTTCCCGACGTTAGTATGCACTAGGTGACTTATATGGATAATAAATTAGAAATTATTACGATCGAAGCTAGCACACCGAAGGTAGTGGATGTTACGATCCCGTCCTCTAACGTTATCGGTGCTGGTTATATAGCGGGCCCTCAAGGTAAGGATGGCTTACCTGGTCCTCAAGGACCGGCCGGTGTTCAAGGTCCTCCTGGCCCGGAAGGTCCACAGGGTCCAAAAGGTGATAAAGGCGATCCTTTTAAATTCGAAGATTTTACTCAAGAACAGCTCGAATCTCTTAAAGTAACGACTAACGGTACATCTGTACCGGGCCCGCAAGGTCCTCGTGGTAATGATGGTTTACCTGGCCCGAAAGGTAACGATGGACAACCCGGTCCTCAAGGTGAAAGAGGCCCTCAAGGTATTCCTGGACCTCAAGGCCCGCAAGGTATCCCCGGCCCACGTGGTGAAGCCGGTCCGCAAGGCGAACGTGGTAACGATGGCCTACCTGGTAAAGATGGTAAACCTGGCCCGAAAGGTGAACAAGGTCCTAAAGGTGCTGACGGTATTCAAGGTCCTATTGGACCTAAAGGCGATACTGGTTTAACTGGCCCTAAAGGTAATGATGGACAACCCGGTCCTGCTGGTCCAAAGGGAGATCCAGGCCCGAAGGGCGATCCCGGCATACAAGGTCCGACTGGCCTTCAAGGTTTAAAAGGTGATCCTGGTCCTATCGGTCCACAAGGGCCTAAAGGTAATGATGGGCAACCTGGTCCGGCTGGTCCAAAGGGAGATAAAGGCGATCCATTTAAATTCAGTGATTTTACTCCAGAGCAACTTGCTGCTTTAAAAGGCCCTAAAGGTGATCCCGGGCCACAAGGTCCACAGGGTATACAAGGGCCTCCGGGTCCAGCTGGTTCTGGCAGTGGTGGTGGCGGAAACGTCGACCTTAGTGCTTATACTACTAAAAAAGATGCCGACTATCTTTATTTAAAGAAAGTAGACTTAAGAAATTATTTAACTATGATAGGTGATTCTAAGTACGCACTTAAAACAGAGTTAAATAATTATTTATCTAGAAATGATGCCAATAACCATTATGCTCAAAAAGGCTGGGCGTCTCAAACGTTTGCTTATAAAGGTGATTTAGGTAGTTTTATTAAAAAATCCGAGATTGCTCAATATGCATTAACACCTGGCGATGCCTCTGCTCGTTACGTCAACAAAATAGAAGGACAATCCTTCGCTAAGAATGCAGATTTAGCTAATTACGTTCCTAAAGCTCAGTACGATAAAGATATTGAAGCTCTTAAGAAACGCTTAGCTGATTTAGAACATTTATAGGAGTTAAATAATGAATAATATTAGATTCGGCGGTATTCCTTATCTACATCTCGATGTGTATCAAGGGCACGATCATGTCTTTAATATCCAGGTCGAAGATGATAGCACTAAGGAGATTATCCGCTATCAAGAAGGAACGTTGACTTGTAAGGTACGTCGTAATAATCCTCAAGGCGGCGTCGTACTTACCTTAACTCCAGTATTTAATAACGATACTAACTGTGTCGATCTTTTATTTAACAGTGAAGATACCACTGGCGTGATGTTTTCTTACGATAACATCATGGAGGAAACATTCTACTACGATATTCGTCTCGATCATGACGAGAAGGATGAAGTCGTTTGTTACGGTGATCTAACTATGAAAGCTGGGTGCAGTCAATGATTAAATTAAATCGTGGCCATGATAAGAATATCGTATTATCTAAAGAAGCTCTTAAGGAAATTCGTGGCTTATCGGCTTACGAAATTGCTAAACAAGAAGGCTTTACTGGTACCGTCGATGAATGGTTAGCATCATTAAAAGGAGCTAAAGGCGAAAAAGGGGATACTTTTAAACTATCTGACTTATCACCAGAAGAATTAAATACGATTAAAGGACCTCGTGGTGAGACTGGTTATACTGGTCCTCAAGGCCCTCGTGGCGAAGCCGGGCCGAAGGGCGATCGTGGTGAAGTTGGCCCTAAAGGCGATATCGGCTTAACTGGTCCTAAAGGCGAACAAGGTATTCAAGGTGTACAAGGTCCTCGTGGTGAACAAGGTCCTCGTGGCATCCAGGGTAAAGACGGTAAATCTTTCACGTTAAGTCATACGTATTCTACCGTAGAGAAAATGAATGCCGATGCCGACAATATTAATGAAGATGAGTTTGTAGCCATTACCGATGGTCATATCTTCATGAAGGATAATGGAGTCCTTATCGAAGTATTAAATATCCGTGGTCCACAAGGTATTCAAGGTGAACAAGGTATTCGTGGTGAAATGGGCCCGAAAGGTGAAGTCGGTCCGCAAGGACAGACTGGTCCTAAAGGTGATCCACTTAAATTTACCGACCTCACGGAAGATCAACTGGCGCAACTTAAAGGTCCGAAAGGCGATATCGGCCCAGAAGGTCCACAAGGTCCTCGAGGCTTACAAGGCCCAGAAGGTCCTCGTGGCGTACAAGGTGAAAGAGGTCCAGCCGGTCCTCAAGGTATACCGGGTTTAACTGGCCCAGAAGGTAAAAAGGGCGATAAAGGTGAGACTGGTCCTATTGGTCGAGCATTTACATATGCCGACTTTACACCAGAGCAGCTTAAAGGTTTAACCGGCCCGAAAGGCGATCGTGGTGAAAAAGGTGACCGTGGAGAAGGTTTCGACATCTATAAAACGTATCCTTCTTTAACTGCTATGAATAATGATTTAAATAATATCCCGTTAAATAAATTAGTTATGATTAGCTCGACTACTAACGACGAAGATAACGCTAAAGTGTATATAAAAGAAGCTACCGGCCTCAAATTCTTTATCGACTTAAGTGGTGCTCAAGGTATCCAAGGTCCTGTTGGCCCGAAAGGCGATAAAGGCGATCCTTTCAAATATACCGATTTTACAGCTGCTCAACTACAAGGTCTTAAGGGACCGAAGGGAGATACTGGCTTACGTGGCCCACAGGGCCCACAGGGTGAACAAGGCTTAACTGGTCCGACTGGTCCACAAGGCCCGATCGGTCGAGCTTTTACGTATAGTGATTTTACTCAAGAACAATTAAATGGGTTACGAGGTCCACAAGGTATTCAAGGTGCTCAAGGTATCCAAGGTCAGAAGGGCGAGAAGGGTGAACGTGGCGATCAAGGTCTATCTCCTAACTTTACGTTCTCTCTCGAAGAAAATGGCGATTTATTTGTCGACATTAACTACGGAGCTTCTCCAGCTACTCCGAACACTACATCTGCTGTTATTAAGACATACGATGTCGTATGGGGAATAGCTCAAGCCGGTGCTCCTGGTCCTATTCGCGGTTATCTCGAATATAGTGCATTAAGTGGCTTCGGTAAGCTTCACCTCGATATGAAAGTAACCGGAAATGGATCGGGCAACGGTGGCGTGTTATGTACGCTTCCTAACGATGCTCCTGTACCGACTCGTCTATTAGAAACTTCTGTCGATGCTAGTAATAATAGTGTCTATGTAGAACCTAATAGCCGTGTTGTTAAAGGCTGGGGTGTTGCCGGTAACAATAAACGTTACATTTTGGATATCGTAGGTTTCTGGAAGGAGATTTAAATAAATGGCAAGAATTAGATTAGGCAATCTTAAAGGTCCTAAAGGCGACAAAGGTGATCCAGGGCCTCGTGGTCCTCAAGGTATTCAAGGTCCTCCTGGTACCGCTGAAAATATTGATTTAACTCCTTTCGTTAAGAAAACCGATAATACGACTCTTACCGGCCAGTATACTTTTACTAATAATACGCCGATTAAATTAAATGGCTATAATGTAGTCTCTGAAAATAATCGTGTATTATTTAAAAATGCCTCTAATAAGAATGTATTTGCTTTCGATACCGATACGATTACACATAACGATAAGTCTTTATTAACACAAGATAAAGCTAATACGTTATATGCTCCTATCGGCGATTATGCATTAAGAACAGCACTTAACTCTTACGCTACTAAGGATGAATTAACTAGTTACGCAAGTAAGCAATTCGTTAACTACGGATTAAAAAGTTATTTAACTAAAACCGATGCTGATACTACATATGCTAAGAAAACTGATCTTAATGGTTATGCTACGACCGCTAATTTAAATAATTATTTGACGACTTCTAATGCATCTACTACTTATTTAAATAAAACAGATGCAGCTAGTACGTATGCTACTAAAACTAATCTTAATAGCTACGTTACTACTACTCAATATAATAACGATATGAATTCACTCTTAACAGCATTAAGAAACGTTAATAATTAAAGGAGAATACTATATGGCAATACAAGATTTAATCAACGAAGTAAATAGTATTCAAACTAAGAAACAAGCTATCAAAGAAGCTATTACAGCTAAAGGTGTAACCTCGGAAGGTAAATTAAGCAAGTTTGCCGACGAGATTAATAAAATTACGACGAAGGAACCCGACTGGTATATCGTTAATAAGTTTAGATACGATAACGGCAACGAAGCTTTGCTTGTCCGAACTAGCGATAAAAATGCCATTAGTGCTGATAAATACCAGATGGTCGAAATCGGTGGTGGCGTTACGAGAAGTAATAGTATTAGCAATAGTTTTAATAATATTAATAGTAACGATTTTGGCATCACTAACGGAACTTACTTCCCTCGAGAAACAGCTTATCGTAGCTTTACGACAAAAGCTAGCTCTAGTGTTGTATTCGACGGTCATAACGATAATCTTAAATTAACATTTAACAACGGTAAAGATATTGTGTTTAACGACGTTAATACTTATAACTGGCTAAAGGGCTATAGAAATCAATCTCTAGCCGACTTTAATACTCTTTATCTAAAATCTGACGGTATTAATAATACAGGAGTAGCTAAGACTTTAAAAGACTTTTTAGCCTCATCCAATGAAACAAGAATGTCGACACTAGGAGAATATGGACAAAATCCGTTATTATTAATAGATTCATCTATTATGATTCAAGCGATGAATCTTAGAAAAATGCCTAAAACAGGCTTTATTTATTATTCTGATAAGACAGTCGATGCTATTTCTTTAAGTCCAGTATCTTATACAAATGCTAATAGTGATTTTACATTTTATGAAGATAAAGAAAAACTATATGGCAACTTGTCTCCAGGTAACTATATTCACTTATATATAAAAAATTCTCTCTCATTAATCGTATTCGTTAGTATAAACTTCGTTGTCGATAGTAATGGTCAAAAGCATAAAAACATCGAAGTATATATCTACGACGTCAATAGAGCATATGCCGCTGGATTAAATTTTTTCAAAATCATAGATAAACCGTTCGAACTATATATAACCTTCTCTAATCAAGCACAACAACAATTACAACAAGCTTCTACTCCAAAGGTATTTAGAAGACAAGTATTAGCAGCTAACGGTACTCCAGAAGCGAAACCTATATATTTAAACGGTTTAGATATGTTAGGCAGATTTATTGGTGTTCGTGGAACATATGCTAATAATAGATACATAAATAATCTATTCTCCAGTAAAAATGGCAGTAACGAAGTAGGTTATAGAAATATTGATTATAGATATGCCCCATGGGGAAGTATGTATTTAGCTAAGCAATTAGGTGATGCTATTAAAGCTAATTCACCTATTAAGGCCTTCATTAGATTAAATGATGACACTAATAATATGACATTTGTCGAACTTGAAGAGATGCCAAATGATGGCAATTTTACTTTTAGGATTGGATATGACTGTTATGGCCTAACTATTTACCAAAAAGGCGTTAATAACGATAATCGTGTTATCGCAGTATTTACTGATGAATCTGATAGAAACAAATGTAAGATTTATCGACTTAAAAAGGCTGGTACAAGTCAGTACATCACAAATGACATGTTTGGCACCACAGAAATAGATAATCAACTCTTTATAACAGCTAATCAACCTACGATTGACCATATCAGTAAAACACCACTGGCAACAGTATGGACAGAGATTCAAGATGTATTGGCTCATAAAGACGATTTTGAAGCATATAGTGAACAATAAGGAGACTTTATGACAAACGCAGAAATTATAACGGCTATAATTAGTGCGATCGGTTTAATATTCGTACTTCTTAAAGGTCTCCATGAACTTGAAGAAGATCGTGCTGAACGTAAAGCTTTCGAAAGAAAAGCGACCACGATTCTCGATAATATCGATGCACAATATCAAGAAATCCAAAAACAGATCGAGGCTTCGAGAGAAGATCGTCGAGCACTCGATCGTCGTATCTCGATAGTAGAGGAATCTACTAAATTAAGTCATACGCGTATCGATAGTTTATCCGATAAACTCGAAGCCCTTCGAGACAGAATTAAATAGTTTAAATAAAGGAGCTCTTATGGGCTCCTTTTATAATACGAGGTTTACATGATAAACAACGATAAACTTCAGGCTATCGTCCAAATTCTGGCTGTCGGCGGTCTCGTTATTGCGTTAATTATGTCGATATTGTACGACAGAACAGAATTATCGACGAATATAGCTTCCGGTCTAGTCGGCTTCATTGGTGGAGCCGCTGTTATACGTAAAGGAGAAGACAAATGGCATTAGGCGATTTAAGTGCATCTTACGAATCTAACGGTAACCCTGGGTGCGTAAGCACGGGGGCCGGTGATTTAGGCGGTATTAGTTACGGTGCATACCAACTAGCTAGTGCAGCCGGTAGTGTCGATGCTTTCATTGAATGGGGCATCAATCAAGGCGGCTTTTATGCTGATTATGCGAATAGTTTAAATCAGTACGACGTTAATAGCGATGCTTTCATCGATCAGTGGAAGTCACTTGCCGAGGCTGATTGTAATGGCTTTTTACAAATGCAACACGATTATATCAAGAGCGAATACTACGATAAAGCATGTCGATATTTAGCCGGGGAAGGTTTCCATGCCGATAACCATTCCAACGCTTTAAAAGACGTGATCTGGTCTAGAGCCGTACAGTATGGCCCGGGCAACGTAGTCGATTTATTTAACGAAGGGTTAACGTATGTACCAGGTTATACTTCTGAATGGAACTTATCCTGGGTCGATGCTTTACGTTTCGATTATGACTTAATCGTCGGTATCTATGAGTCTAATAAAAGTGACGAATGGATTAGTCCACGATTAAGCTACGATGTACGTCAAGGTGTTTATGATCGTATGGATAATGAAAAACAAGAAGCTTTAGCTATGTTTATGAAGGAGATTTAAATAATGAATGATTTAAGTAAAAAGATTGTTAACGATGCAGTCGAATTGGCGAAAGTAAATGCTGTAAACGTATTAAAAGGTCTTAAATTCGACGATATTCAGTCTTTGGTCGAAGCAGAAATGGCTAGCGTTATTAAGCCTTTGGAAGACGAAATTAAAACGACGACTTCGTATTGGGTTAAGATCCGTAACCGCATCTATATCACAGTATTAAATAATAGTATTAACAGTATCGTTAATTCTATTCAGAAGAAAATCAGAGAACTATAATTAAATTAGGCCCTGGCTCAATAGCCGGGGCTTTTCTTTTTGTCTTCATTGTGCTATCATGAATTTAATATGAAATAGTGTTGTAGTTTAATAGGAGGTTCTTATGGTGGGTGAAATTATTGGAGCTATTATTGCTTATTTAGTGCTACGGCTTATTTTTAAGATACTTAATGGTATTTACTCATCTTTATTTGACAGCAACAATGATCAAGAACCTGTGATTGAAAACACTTCTATCCCTGTCGAGGATAGCGAACCTGTAGTAGAAAATAAAGAACCTGTAGTTAAAAGTGAAGAGCCTGTAGTCGAAAATAAAAAACCTGTGATTGAAAACAAAAAAACTTTAGTTGAAAGTAAAGAGTCCGCAGTCAAAAATAGTTTGGTAAGGTTTAAATATGAGAATGAAGTTTATAAATCATTCGTAAATAAAGTTTATAACGCTTTTGAAGCTTATAAATCTCAAAAGGTAGATCGCCAAAGAGTATTCTGGGAGACAGAAGATGATGGATTTACAGTTGTTATATCATCAGCTATAAAAAGCAGCGAAGTATACAATGTTAATGTTTGTTATGATGAAGACAATCTATTCGGCTTAAAAGATCCATATTATATTAAAATATCGTATAGTTTTTCTTTTGAAAATCGTGAGTTTGATCGCTATAAAGAAATTTCTGAGTACATAAATGATTATTATTATACTCATAATATGTTAGATAAAGAGTTTTATATTGTTCATAAAGTAGGTTTTACTGAAAAAGCACAAATGAGTGTATATTTTTGCTACATATTTTTATCAAATAAGGACTTATTATCTGAGATGTCAAAGAAATACGGCGATGAAGGTTTATTTGCTATCCTTTTAAAAACAGCTAAAGATAAATACGTTGAAGGGCTAGAACTTTATCGTACCAGATATTAGCAGTCCTTAAAAGATTTCTCTAATTAGTTTCACCGTGCGTTTCACCATGAGTAGTACACGTCCTATTAATATAGATATATACTATATTTATAAGGCGTAGTACCCTCATCTCCACCAATATTCAAGCTAAAGCTAGAAGATACGTAAATACTGAACAAATGCAGTAGTTACCTAATCTTTT